TCTGGAATATCCATACCAACTTGGCGAGCATACTCAGCATCAATAACTCCCCAATACTCCAAAACTTCAAACTGTCCAGACCCTGATTCATCTGAACGATTATCATCTTTTAGTTCTTGTTCATAGTCTTTTTCTTCGTAATTAGGCCCTAGCATTAAGGCTTCACGAATTGCGTCTTTATTAAAATATGGCATTTTCGCCAAAGACCGTAACTTAGTACGGTTCATTCTATGTCTGTGAAAAATGTACTCTGCTTCGTTTATGTTTGTAGCGTTAGGATCAGGAAAAAAGTCCCATAAGCTGACAAACTCAATACGAGGAACGCGCACATCAATTGGAGAATATCTCCTAGATCCTTCTTCATCTTCCTCCCACCTACTAAGTGTCTTGTTAAAGTTAAACGGCCCTTTTACTATGCCTGTGCCGAATAAGGCTGATTCAAATAAAGCATTTCGTATTTCACTAGCTCCATTTGATTCTTCAATTTGATCGTGTATTAGTTTTTCTAATCGTCTAGCAGCTTCTTTAGCTGGACTTACTTGTAAACTTTCTGGGGTAAAAGCTGGCCCGTCTGTAAGTTTTTCACTGGCTGCTTCCTCCAGCGATGTTGCTTCAAACCCTCCTGACCCGTAGGTCGCTCCCGGTTTAAGTACACGCCCGTCACCTTCGTAACCAATGTCAAAAGGATTTTCCTCTTTCTTTTCTGGAAAATCTGAAGGCTCTTCCTGACTTGTTTCAATCCCCGGTAAAGGATTTTGAGGATCTAGGTGAGCGTATTCACTAATACCTTCTGGTACTTTAGTTTCCGAAATTCCAATAGGAAACTTATTAGCTCCAAATATAACATCTACTAACTGTCCAAAAGCTGCAAGAACTTTAGTCTTAGTTACTTTTACGAAGACTCTAGACTTTTCAGATTCCCTAAAACGTACACTTTTACCATATAAACCACGATAGTTATGGTAGGCTTCTAGCCAACGCTGCTCATCTAAGTCTCTAGAACTTTCAGCCTGTTCGTATCGATCCATAAGAAGACCAACAAAGTTATTACGCAAGGACTCTTCTAAAGTCAGTTGCATTCCTTGTTCATCTTCTACTTGCTCAAAGTATAGCTCGTTTGCTGTTAAGCTATTTTCTTCTGCCATATATTAATATCCAAAGTCTGCATCTGCGGGTGTGTATGCTTGTTCCATACGTAAGTGTCGCATCTGTGCTAGTGGGTCATTTACTCTTGGCCTTGACATAATAAGATACCGTAAAGCATCGTAGGCGTGGTCAGGAGCATGTGTGTTAACATCTTCAGGATTAGTCTTATCCAGAGGAATACTTTGAAGCTCGCGTATCAGGCTAGGACAGCTACTAAAAATCTGTAATCTTGGTCTTCCGCTTGGCTGTAACCTCAAGTATTCGTGGATTTGAATCTTACCTTGTATTCTATTTTTATCTGCTCTTCGCAGCTTATGGCCTTGTCTTACCAATGTCTCACCGACTGTAGGCCCTGTTGTCCCTGTTCTAGCCCAAGCTGCTGTGTCTAGTACACCTTGAACTGAAAAAGGATCTTCTATTTCCATTTCTGTAATCTTGTAACCTAAGTCTTCGCCCGTTAAACCCTTTTTATACAGTTCTCTATAAACAATAAGAGTACCGTCATTTGGGTCTATAGCAGCCCATATACAAGCTGACTCACTGGCGTAACCATAATCCACTCCCTTAACTCTATCCCAGTGAATCGGGATTTGAAATGGCGGTATTACATGTTCTTCTATATTAAACTCGGTAAAAGCCGCCCCCTCGTTTACGTCCCAATTACCTTCTAATAGCTGTTTGCGCTGCGTAGGGGGCAAAGCTTTAAGCATTTGCTCGTATCGACCATCCGTTGCTAAGAAAGGATTATCTTCTAAACGAGCCGGTATAAACTTTCGTGTAAGACCATCTTTACCAATAAAGCTTGTATCAGGATCTGATGGTAGTATATACCTATTTTTTACCCAGTGAGCACCTACGCCACCGGGGTTAGCAGTGCAACGCATGTACGGCGTTATCTCACTGTCTGTTGTTCTTAGTCGTGAAGCTAAATAGTTCCAGCTAAACTCTGTGGGTAGGTGAGTAATCTCATCAAAACCTATCCAACTATATGCTTGTCCCTGATAACGATATACGTCTGCATCACGCTCAAGAAAGCCGAATTCTACTTTGGCTCCTGAAGGAAAGTTCCAAAGCTTCTCTACTTCCCTATATTTACAACCGGGAAAAGCTTTAGGATATAATTCCCTTGACTTATCTATCAGCTCTCTCAGCTCTGGCATAGACCGTCTAATAATCAATGCCCTGTGTGCGGCTCTGTGAGCGTATCTGAGAGGATCTACGAGCATTGCATAGCTCTTACCACCCCCTGCTGCTCCACCGTACAGAACGTCTGTTTCTGACGCTGCAAGGAACTCTGTCTGAGGCCCTTCATTTGGAGCAAAGATAACATTCTTTTGCTCTGCTTCTTCTCTAACCGACTTAGGCATACTCTCTAAGTCAACAATCTTACCTTCGTTTGTTACAGCGTCTTCAGGTTCGTCCAGCTTTTTAAAAGTTGTTTGCTTCTTTTTTAGTTTTGTTCTAGCTGTATGTAATCTTTTTTCTAAAGATTCTACTGTATCTTTGTTCTGCTTGACTGACTTTTTCGCACTCATCTTAGCTTTCACTTCAGAGTGGTAGTTATACTGTCTAGGGGCTTTACCAGCCTTTTCCATGTAATTACTAAGAGTCTGGTGAGAGATCTTTACATCTTCTCCCAGCTTACTCTTAATGTGTACTAACCCTTCGCGTAATGAAGGGATGCTTTCATCTAAAAGACCATCAATGGTTTCTTCTAGGACTTCTAAGTATCCGGGTATAGCCTCCAACATGTTTGTTTCTTTGTTGAGAGTATATCCAAAAGGTACAATGCCTCTTCCTTTTGGTCTAGTCCTTGGATACAGCGTATTCTGCGTCATCTACAGTTACCGGGGTTTTAGCAGGTAGTATAAATAAAGACCCTTGTGAGTCATCTACCTTATGGTTTACATCAATTCTTTCTGCTTTACCTAAACCAATCCTATCTAGAATTGTTTGAGCAGCTTGTATCTTAACATTCGACTGTGGAATAGAGTGTTCCGCTTCCATTACCTCTACCAGCTTAAAAGCTGCTTTAGGTGCAGACTGAGCTAGGACATCAGAGGCTAGATCTATCATCTCCTGTTTAAGTGCTTTAATGACTTGAGGATAGCTTCCTTCGGAATAACCCGCTAATTCTGCTGCTTGTTTTGGATCACCTCCCGTCTTTAGTAGGTTTGCTAAGAAACTTAACTGACGTTCTGTATATTCACGCTCACCTTGCTTTTGTGTATTACGAGGTAAGTATTTAGATATGTGTGTACTCATGGATCTCTATTATAGGGCTGTATTAGGATGTTGTCAAGTCTTTTATGCAATTCCTACGGAATTATGCTTTTTTATTAAACAATGTTGTAATTCCTCTTGACAAATAACAAATTTAACTGTATACTCTATTACATATTTAAAAGCTTCTAACGATATACTGCAACTATAATAAAGAAATAATAAAGAATGTAGAAGCTTTTAAAAGCTTTTAAATAGAGAGCGCAACTTTCTACAGCTTTTAAAGGCTTTCCCCCAACATCCCCTTTTTGTTTTCCCCCAAAGCAGCCCCGTACTCCCCCTTATTTTGACAACTTGAAAAAGCTGTAAAATGTTCGTGCATGTATTATGTGGGGGCGGGGGTGGGGTGGCCTCCTGCCTACCCTTGGCAAGCTTTGGCAAATGATACGTTATAACATAACAGCTTTTAAAAGCTTTTAAAGGTTGACCCCCATATTCTCAATCTGACACATCTTTTAAAAGCTTGTAAAAGCTGGTCAAAGCTGCGTCAGTGTTTCATGTGAAACATTTACAAGCTTGTCACAGCTTTAAAAAGTCTGTTTACCTTAATCATTATAAATGATGATACTGTTAACGCTTTATAAGCTTTGCTAATCATTACAATAACTTATAATCCTTCCCACTATTATCATTCCTATGAATAACCCACCTCAATAATGAACAAAAAGTGAAGACTTTCATCGGTTTTCAATATTGTTTTATCACTTTGAACAGCTTTTAAAACCGCACCATCATGAAGCATTTTTTGCTCTGTTTTGTTGGCTTTATTCTCCCCT